GCGTTAGGGTTAGGCATAATGTATACTACTTAATGCTTGAATCTAACATATTTAGATGGGGTTGTAAACGGGTTGCATTAACCCACCCCCACCTTGATCATCATCGTCATCCTCGCTAGGGTTACCCATCATGATTATGAATACCAAGAAAGGTATCATAGGAAAGAGAAACGTCATCAACGTTTCATTCATGATTCATCACCACTTTGAGTCAACATAGCTGCAGACCCAAATGCCAACAACAGTAACGTTGCTACTGCGAGGAATCCCATTAGAAAATGCCAGGAATGATTTGTCCTGTAGTTACATAGGCACCAACTGCGGCTACGAAACCGATCATTGCTGCCCAACCGTTAAACTTTTCTGCTTCTGGTGTCATTGTTTTTCTCCTATGGTTTTAAACTAATCCGAAAAATAGGTTACCTGTGAAGGCATATGAGATTGCTCCGAAGAGAATTCCCATCATTGCGGCACGTCCGTTCCAAAGCTCTGCTTTCTCAGCGTGCGTTTGGTATCCGTAACGCTCAGCGTCTGTCTTTGAGATCCATGGTTGCGTTTCTTTTGCAAACATGTTCTGCTGTCCATACTCGTTTGTTGTAACAGTCATGATACAAATGTGTCCCTTATGTAACGAATTACTACATAATTATATAGGAAACGTAAAGTTTTGTCAACAAAGTTAACAATCGATTTTCCAGATTCTCTGACAATAGTCCCTAATAGATCTGTCTGAAGAGAAGAACCCAGATCTGGCAATGTTTTTCAGGGATTTCTTATACCAATCTTTTCTGTCAACCCAGTTCTCACTAACCTGATCTTGTACAGAAACGTAGTGTTCTAGGTCAGCCAAAACAAAGAATGGATCGTGATTGATAATGTTGTCTAATAGGTCTGAGAAGAGATTCTGATCACCGTGACTAAAATGTCCAACTCTAATCAGATTTAATGCCTCTTCAATCTCATGGTTGAGGAAATTCCTTGGATAGTATCCATTGGATTGTAACTGACCAATCTCTTCCTCATTCTTTCCGAACAAGAAGAAGTTCTCTTCACCTACAAGATCACGGATCTCTACGTTAGCACCATCAAGTGTACCAATAGTCAAAGCACCGTTCATCTGGAACTTCATGTTACCTGTACCAGATGCTTCCTTACCTGCGGTAGAGATCTGTTCTGATAGATCTGCGGCAGGGTAAACCAACTCACCCAACTTGACACTATAGTTTGGAAGGAATACAACTTTGAGTTTACCCTCCATGTCTGGGTCAGTATTAATTACCTCAGCAAGACAATTAATAAAGTGGATGATCTGTTTGGCCATGTAATAACCAGGTGCAGCTTTACCACCAAAGATTACGGTTCTGGGAACATAACTGGCACCATTCTTAATGCGAAGGTATTGAATAACAACCTCAAGAGCCTTCAGGTGTTGTCTCTTGTACTCATGAATCCTCTTCACATGAACATCAAACATACTAGAAGGATCTACAAGTACACCAAGATTATTATTGATGTAAGAAGCAAGTTTATGTTTTCCAATCAGTTTGGTCTCTGCAATCTTCTCTAGAAGATTAGAATCATCCTGTTGGTCTTCCAGTTTCCTAAGGATATCCATGTTGGTTACCCACTCAGGTCCAACAGCATTATCCAAAACCTCAGCGAGTGGTTGGTTACATGACTTCAACCAACGTCGTGGAGTCACACCATTAGTAACGTTCTCGAACTTGTGTGGCCACAAATCATAGAACTCTGGCATCAACTGTCTCTTAACCAACTCGGAGTGGAGAGCCGCGACACCATTCACATGGTGAGATCCAACAGTTGCAAGGTGAGCCATTCGTACAGACTTGTTGCCGTCTTCACAGATGATAGAGAGTTTAGAAAGCATCTCAGAATCGCCAGGATACTTCAATCTAACTACCTGTAGGAACCTCTCATTGATCTCGTAGATGATCTCTAGGTGACGAGGCAGGAGTTCTTCGAACATACTAACGTCCCACTTCTCTAACGCCTCAGGCAGGAGTGTATGGTTGGTATATGCAATCGACTTACTTGTAACACTCCATGCTGTATCCCAGTCCAAGTGATGTTCATCAATCAACAGTCTCATCAACTCTGCGACAGCAATAGATGGATGAGTATCATTAAGTTGCAGTGTATAGTAGTCTGCAAAATCAGTTACAGGAACACGTCTCTTAGTAAGAGACATCAACATATCCTGAATAGAACAACTCACAAAGAAGAATTGTTGTTTCAGTCTCAACTGGCGTCCTGCATCTGTTCCATCGTTAGGATACAGAACCTTAGAGATAGTCTCAGAACGAACACTCTCTTCTACAGATCCAAGATAGTCTCCCTGATTGAAAGCACCAAAGTCAAATATATCTTTAGCATCAGCTCTCCAGAGTCTTAACTTATTACACCCGTTTTTATATCCCACCTGAAGAACGTCATAAGGAACACCCTCAACAATCTGAGAGGGAACCCAACGACTTTTATATGTGCCATCAGTGGATGAAGTATAGTGTTCTACCTTCCCACCAAATCCAACTGTACGAGTGTCAGCAGGGTAGGCAAGTTCCCAAGGCCATCCACCATGCAACCAGTTATCAGTAACCTCATACTGTTGATTATCAGAAATGACCTGTTTAAAGATACCAAATTTATATCTAATACCGTATCCAATAGCAGGTACTTCTAGAGTCGATAGAGACTCCATATAACATGCAGCCAGACGACCAAGACCTCCATTACCCAGTCCAGGTTCCTCTGACTTCTCTAGAACCTCCTCAAGGGTAAGATCATACTGTTCTAATGCTTGTCTGGCTTCCTCTTGAATACCAAGGTTGACAAGATTATTTCCTAACTGTGGTCCAATCAAAAATTCTGCGGACAAGTATGCAACTTGTTTTGTATTCTCAGACTTGTCTAACTGATTCAGATGAAGATCCATCATCCGATCCCTTACTGCATAACAGAGTGCCATATAAAAATCATATGCACTTGCAGTATCGACACGCTTTCCTAGAGTATAAAAGATATGTTGTCCAATACTGTCTAGGAGTTCATTCTTATTAGTTGTGGTCATGGTTAGTTAGTGATAGAAGGCAAATCGAATTTGTACCATCCTGTTGCGATGTACTTCTTCTGTGTTTCGGAAATTTGACTCTTGTGTGTATGAGTCCAGTAGGCAGGCCAAATAACTGCACGTCCTGCAACTGCTTCAATAATAGTTTCTTGTTCTAAAAACATAGTTCCCCCATCAGGAACGTCATTCAAATAAATCATCCATACCAGAATCCTATTGGTTCCTGATACTGAATCGGGATAATCCTCCCACCCACCTTGTTCACAATGCCATCCTTTGAATCCACCGCCAGGTTGATACATCTGGATGTTGTACTTATGATCTAGACTCCACTCATCACCAACATTGGCGACACCAGGGTGTTGTTCAATGTACTCATCTGTAAGTTCGAGGAGTTTTTCTTTAAGTATTAGATCACAAGCATCTTCAGTATTGAAAGACTTGCACCAATCAGTAGAATCTTTCCATGCCTTGTTGGCATCATAAGACCCCTGAGTTACCCCAGGGGTAAATTCACCATGATTAATGTGAAACAGTTTTATTAATCGTTCACACTCTTTTGGTGTTAAAACATTATCCTTCACATATGTGAACTTCATGCATTCAGTCTCTCTTCAATCGCGAGCAATGTTTCATATGGAATCCATGCAGGTTCTTCATCTTTGAATTGAACCTCCACTTCTTTTACATTTTTCTGTAGCCACTTTGAGTACACAACACGAGTGTTTTGTACATAGGAAATAGGATTCATGTAACTGTTTTTCATTTTGTTTCATCCTAACATTCAACGGACATTATGTCCACCAAACATGTAACGCATACCATTCAAGATTTTGTTTGCATATCTTCCTAACTTTCTTGAATTAAATCGTTCAAAGAGAGCAGCAGATATAACAGGAGTGGGCACGCCGAGGTCCACAGCAGCATGAAGAGTCCAACGACCTTCACCACTATCGCTGACACCCCCGTCAAACTTGTTGAGATCGTCATGATCGTGGCGTAATACATCAGCGGTAAGGTCAAGTAACCAGCTACCAACAACAGAACCACGACGCCAAAGCTCAGCAACCTCAGTAGTATCAATGTCGTACTGATAATCTTCGGGGTGTTCCATGGGAGCGACCTCGGCATCGCCTTCCACCACATAACTTCTTCCTGCATTTGCCTCATGAAGTAGGTTAAAACCTTCCGCATAAGCTTGCATGATTCCATATTCGACTCCGTTATGGACCATCTTTACGAAGTGACCTGCGCCTGCTGGTCCACAATGTAACCAACCAAATTCTGCACTAGTTGATGTTGTGTATGGATCTGTTCTGGGTGCTGCACCCATGCCAGGTGAAAGAGCCCTGAAAATGGGGGCACAAACAGATACTGCCACACTTGAACCACCAACCATAAGACAGTATCCACGCTCCAAACCAAACACACCACCGCTAGTACCGCAGTCAATAAATTGGATACCCAAGTTTTCCAGGAATTTTGCCCTGCGTCTACTGTCTTTAAAATTGGAATTGCCATGATCAATAATAATATCTCCACTGCTAAGTAATGGTAGTAACTCATTGATTGTCTCCTCTACGTTTTCTGCAGGGACAACCAACTGAAAAATACCATTCTCCAGTCCTCCCTTCTTTACCTCCTGTACAAGTAATGGAATGTCAGTGGTAACTCCACTAACATAACCCTTTTCATATGCCTCTTGGGCCTTTTGGTAGTTGCGGCGATAACCCCAAACTTCAATACCTTCTTTGATCATGCGGCGAGACATGCCCTCGCCCATTCTCCCTAGTCCGATGATACCGACTCTCATTTTAAGCTCCTGGATAATCCCATTTTGTAATTGACTGATGCCCTTTTGGTCCCCACTCACCTGAGAAGTATGGGGACGGTCTCGTGTCTATTCTACATGCCTCTCCCTGGCATAGAAGATCATCTACAATCCTCCAAGATTCTAAAACCTCTTCGGAGTGAACAAAGTGTGATTGATCTCCATGGATGGCGTCATATAATAATTTGACATAACCATCACTTGCATTCTCTGTCGGATACTGATGCGACAGGACTGCCGTTTGTACCTTGTCCTCAAGACCAGGCGATTTAATATCGATACTAATATTGAGTGAAGGATTTGGTTGAATACGAATATAAATTTTATCTTCGTAATCATGTCCTTGAAATAGATGCAATGGTGGTTGTTTCAATTTAATAACAACCTCAGCACATCTCATAGGCATCTTCTTACCTGTCAAGAAGTAGAAGGGAACACCCTTCCATCTCCAATTATCTATGTAGATATCGCCAGCACTGTATGTGGCAGTCTGTGACGACTCTTTAACACCTTCTTCTTCTCTGTACCCAACATACTGACCAGAGGTAAGTTTTTCACCAAGTCTGGCAGCAGCAAGAACTTTAACTTTCTCTCTACGAATTTCTCTTGCACTATTTCTGCAAGGTGGTTCCATTGCAATCAACGAAAGTATTTGCAGCATATGATTCTGCAACATATCACGGACTGCACCAGCACCTTCATAGTATTGAGATCTACCTTCACATCCGATAGTCTCGGTCGCAAAGATCTGCACCTCACTCACATAGTTTCTGTTCCAGAGAGGTTCCAATAATGTATTAGAGAATCTCGTAGCAAGTATATTATTGACCGTATCTTTGCCAAGATAATGATCAATACGATAGACCTGTTTCTCACGGAGATGTTCAGACACTACCTGCTGAAGATTCTCAGCAGATTTCAAGTCATGTCCAAATGGTTTCTCAATAACCACCCTAGACTTATCAATGTCATCTAGACATCCAGCCAACTTCAAATGTTTAATTCCATCTGCATACTTTTCTGGTGGTACAGAAAGAAAGTATGTGGTATTGCAATCAAATTTAAGAACACCTAAAGACTCAGGTCTACTGAGATTGACGGGTTTATAGTCCATCAAGTCTTGAAATGCCTTCGGGTACTCCCCAATCTTCTCAAACCATTCATATCTCTTGAGAACAGTTCGAGATGCACCAATAATTTTAAAGTTTCTGGGGAGAAGTTTCCTCAACCAGAGTTCATACAAAGAAGGTATTAGTTTACGGCGACAGAGATCTCCTGTCGCACCGAAAATTACTATGCAATTATCCATCAATTACGCCACTGAATACCATCACCACTCAAAGGATCCCATGGAGCCTGTTGAGCAAACATAAGACTCAAAATCGTATAACAGATCAACCATACGATATTGATGAACATGTTTTGTTGAAATGCGAACCTTCTAAATCGCATGGCACCAATCTTGGCATTATCTGAGGCAGTCTCAGATCGTAGAACAACTTGTTCAATGACCAGAGATACAAGAAAGATTCCTGCAAGTGGTAACCACCAAAAATTGGCAAAACTTAGAATGTATAAAAGAATTACTTTCATCCTTTGACTTCTCTTTGGAAATATTCGGGGAGTGGACACCCCTTAAAACTATTAATCTCGTCCACTGCTAATACAAACATTGTACAAAAACCAAGGCAAAATGCAAATAACATCTGAGGAAAGTTATAGTTTCCCATATATGCTGTGGGATCAGGTTCATCATCGTGAGGATGAATCTGTTTCCTTATTTCATCTATTCTTTTTTGTTTCTCCTTTTCTTTGTCATCCATTTTAACCTCGGTATCT